TAGGGTATTCGGCAGCTCTTTTATATTGATACTCATTTGGGTCAGTCCATGCTTCTACTTGTGTCCAATCAATAGTTACACTTTCTCCGCTAGAATCTAAAGCTGTAATATCCTCTTTTGTATTACCATTTATTGTGATCACATTATTATGCACTGCTCTTATTGCTTTATACAAATCTGCCATTATTGTAAAATCTCCATTGCTGTTATTGATGATGTAAATCTACCTGTATATGGTTCATCATTATTATTCTCTGGTCTATTAATGTATAAAGTGTGTGAACCATCATGTGTCCTGACTTGTATTTTATAAGTGGTAGCCGAAGTTGTTGATGGACTGTCTAAAAATTCTGAACTTGCTACAAAACAATTATAAACTGCAGAAGCAGCATTGATATGTTCCATAGGAAAAGTTGCGCTT